TCTTCGATTACTTGCACGGTTTCGGTTTCTTGGGTTTCATCAACAATCTCCTCGTCAGTTTCGGTTAAACCATCCTGAGTAACCCGTCTAATTAACTTGCCCATAACACCCTCCTTTAAATTTGGCCCTCCTTTATATTATTTCGATTTGGGGTGGTGGGAAGAAGGAGGGCCAAAAACTCCCCACCACCCGTTACTCCTGGTAAGTGGTCTCTGCTTAGGTAGCAGAGGTCAGGAGACGACAGAAAGCATTAGGTAAGGCAATCTTCAAAGCCCACCGATTGTAGACCTTGAACCGCATCCTATTCGTAGTCCACAGACCGTAAGGATCGGTCTGGAGACTGGACGCTTGCAACCTCCGCCCAACAGCAAAGTGCTTCATATTGCCATAGACAATAAAGGCAGTATTCGCAGCACTGGAGGACGGCATGGTGATCACCTCAGTATAGGGGAATCCCCAAATGGTCCCAGACACCTGACTTCCAATGGTGTCAATGAAAATGGGGTGCTGATCGGTATCACGCATATTCCGCACGAAGTGGAGAATGGCCCCATTCATATAGAACCTGGCACCTTGTTTCCGCAGACCGTCAAGAGAGGCAATCATGCTGGAAAGGTGGGTAGCAGAAACCATACTAAAGGCGGTCGAACCGGACATGACCACGGACTTCCCGCACTTGGCAGACAGCAGACCGGAGACACCACCGTAAAGCCCCTCACCGTCACCAATAAAGGCGGCAGCGTCAAGGGCCTGTCCAATGGCCTCAGCAAAAGACTCAGTCAACCAGGAGACAATGTCCGAACGGGCATCAGCCAAGGTCGTGTTCTTGACAGCGGCATAGGCAGAAAGCTCGTCAGCGTCCAGTTGGACCTCATTGATAGTCGGGGCTGCTTCAACCGAGGTGTTCCCCCAGTAGGTGGACGAAGCCGCCGTCTCAGTCGGGAAGGACATTTTGTCAGTGGTCATGTCCCAGATACGGGCATCCCGCAGGATAACAGAGGACTCTCGGGCATACGCCAAGATCTCGGAATCCACGATATCAGCGATAGGAAACACGTTTCCGGTATCCCCGATGTCAGTCGCAGTCCCTTTATACTCCTCTTGGAACTTTTGATAGGCTTTAGGGTCTTGCTGGACAGCCGCACGAATGAAGAGACAGAAATACTTGGCCATTTCCTGGCGAGTCTCATCATTAATAACGTGTTTGTGAAAGGAACTATCCATAAGACGCTTGCCCTGTTTGGCCATATCAAACCCACCAAGAAAGGCTTTCAGGTCTTCCTCTTTAGGATTGGTAAGATCGCCACTGGGCAGCACAAAGCCACGGGCCGAAGCCTCTTTATAAGAGGCAATCTGGGCCTCCATGATTTCTTGTTTTTCTTTGACCGTATTCAGGTTACTCGCCATCCCCTGAATCATTTCGGTTAATTCTTTGATATAATCCATTTTATTACTCCTTCATCATGTTTTTTAAATTAAGGGTTACTTGTTTAAGAATCTCCATTTCCTCCTCGGTGATTCCGCCAGTAGTTGTCTCTTGGATTTCCTTATTGTCATCTTGACTAAGGACTTCCGTGTATAAATCCTCCGTTTTGTCGTCAGACACGGATTTATTATCACCTTCTTCAGTAGTAACAGGTTCAGGAACTTTTGTCAAGTTAGTGATAAAACTTTTGATTTCAGCGATCTCAGTATTAAAAATTTCCAACTGATTAGCCGTAGCTCTATCCAATCCATCCATTTTAGCAATGATTTGCTCCAACAATTCTTTAGTCTCCATATCCGTATTCTCCTCTACAATAGATTTATTTTCAAACTCTCCCTTGACAGTCACAAACTCCTCAGCAGCAGCTTCCTCGCTTATCTGCTCAGGCACTTGGACCATAAATGGCTTGGTTTCATCCTCAAATTCAATATCCTTTACAGCCAACTGCTCCAAGATTAAATCCCGGTCTTTCGGGTCCATCATTTCTTTAATCTGATTCAGCGGCATGGCCATAATCGTCTTGGCCAAGGAGTTGACCTGTAAAGCACTGGGATTGCTGGGCACCGCACAAGCAGAAAGTTCTAACAATTCCTGTTTGATAAACCTGCGCCCAGGAAAAAAACGGTTTTCGTCCTGTTCGTCCTTGGACAGCTCCTCCCACTTTTGGGGCAGGAATCCTACGGACGATGCATTCAATACCTTTTCTTGGAAAAGGGACAGAATCATGTCGGCAAAAGGATAAACCCCCTCAGTAGGGAATTTCTCATGGAATTCTAATCTGGCAGGATTCTTCCTGCGGATTACTTTGGTAGCACTCCCAATCGGGACACCGGAATGATTGTGGGCATAAAGGAAAACAGGGTTTTTTAGAAAGTTTTCCATCTGCCAACCGCTGACCATGATAATATCCCCATCACGGTCTTTGGTCTCGTCACTGCCAACAATAACCAGGGATCTCCCCTCTTTATTGATAGCCTTGACCGCCCCAACCATATCCACAGCAAATACTTCATTTCCATCATGTTTTACTGGGTTTCCACTTTCATCTTTTATTACATAAGCCATAATAACCTCCTAATATTATTCTTTAACTGGTAATTCAATGCAGCGACAATTTACAATCTGCCTTGCAGGTCCATAAGGATCGCCAGGATAACGCAAACTCGCCCCGCCGACAATCCAAGGCGTGTCTACATTGACTACCCGACCGTGCATAACCCTATGATCGGGACGAACCCTTTCATCTAAAGCGGTGTACCATTTTTTCTTTGTATAACCAGCATCCCTAATCTCAATCGACCGGCCAAAATTCAGGGCAGAGCCTACCTCGGTGACTGCAATAGTCATAGCCCGGTTATGCCCGTTACTCATAACCTTTTTAATTCTGGTAGCAATCTGTTCGATTGATTCATTAGCCGACATACCGTCAATAAGGGCTTGCCTTATCTGGTTTCGGACGGTATTGACCACCCTACCGACCATAATAGGTTTCTCAGTCAGAAAGGCTATAATCTGGGGGTCATTGATATTAAATCCAACTCCGGTCCCGTATCCATTAATAATAGAGTCAGCCCCTAAGCGGACACCCGATTCATAAATGGAGACGGTCTGGATAATAAGGGCTTTCTTCTCGTCAAGAAACTCTTCCAACTGAACGGTTGAAATACTCTTCTGAAACAACAGCTTTAAGGCTTTCTTTCGGATTTCAAAAAATATTCTCCTGATTTTAGATTCAAATTCCCATTCAACGGCTTGAGAACTGGCGGTCAGCTTTTTCCACTCCAAGCCGGAAAGTATTTCCTCGTCCTCAGTAAAACCCTCAGTCTTATTAGCCATAAAAAACAAACTGGGAGAATCATCCTCCTCGATCTCTTTCTTAGGTTTCTTAGGTTTCTCAGGTTCAGGTAAAGCCAAAGGTTCAGGGGGTGCCAAGGCAGGTCTGGGCGTACTGGGCAAGGCCGGATTAAGCCCTGTAGTGTCCAATGACCCGTCTGGATTGACTCTAACAACATTACTGGGCACATACCAAAAATTACGCCAGGTCTTACTGGAAAATCCCAATTCTAAACGCTCATTTATTTCATTAGGTGAAAAACCCATTTTAAACAAAATCGACCCGGTTATAACCTTATCTTTATAATCCTCATGCAAAGCCTCGACATTAGAAGTGTCAAAAATGATTTTACGGTTGGCCTGTCCAGGGTAAAAAAGAAAAGTCAGCCCCTCAGCCACCATATTCATCAAAGGTAGGTTAGTCCCTTGCCACCATTCTTTTCTCTCTACCTTGGCTATGGCATAGTTAAGATTATCCGTAACCGAAATGATAATCTTCTTCATTCCAAAGACCTGCATGATACTTTCCCGATTCATGCGCCGTAACTCTTGGAATTCCATATCTTTATGGGAAAGTCCCATCTGAGTGTATTTCAAACCGCTGTCTAAAACAGCCAAACGGTGGGCTTTCCGATAACCGGCATGCTTATCCTCAAACTGCTTCTTAATCCTTTCAAAACTGGTCTCATTCAATTTCATATCAGTAGAAATGATTCCACCAGGCACAGCCCCCTCGTCAAAAAATTTCTCATTATACACTGAGGTCTTATAATCGACACTTATTGGGATACGGCCAGCCGTCATAGGGGCCATGCCCATAATATCATCTTTAGGATTGAAAAACTTAACTGAGGACACCTCGTCCGGCATGAGAATAATAGATTTATTTTTACCGGGGGTATAGTTCCAATAGTTAAGCTGCCCTGTCTTCTCATCAACAACTTTTTCCATGTTGGCTTTACGAATCAGCCACAGACTGGAAAATTTAGGGGCACCGGGGGGAAAAGGCAGCATCCAAACATGACCCGAAAGGAGTAAGTGGCTGATCAAAGCGTTGATAAACTCAAAAGTGGTAGGCATTAAGGTATTGGGACTATTCAGCAGGACTTGATCGGGGTCACTTTCTGGGACGGCCAGCCACCCCTTACTCCCTTTCTGCTGGACAACCAGCGGGACTTGAGCTATGGCTTTGGCAGTGGTGGAAATACAAACGTAGACTAAATCCGACTTCTCATAAGGATTTTCCAAGACATCAGACATATCCTCAAACTGCATATTCTTGAGAAAGATCGAATCAATGATACTTTTGACTTCCGGAAAGTAGGACTTTTTAAATTTCTCTAATCTGTTCATTCAGGTTTTTTCCCTAATTCTTCAGTAAGAAAATTAAACAAAAAGGTGGCCACATATTTCAAGCCCCAACAGAGGGCAAAAATTGTAAAACCAAACTTAATGCAGTAAGCCAAAGTACCCAATAGTATATCCATTATTTAATAACCACGTCAATCAGCCGGTCTCGGTAGTTTTTCAGCAGAAAGTCTCGGACCTCAGGACTCCTGAGACTCTTGGAATCAGGAAACAGGTCTTTCACCTCAGACTTTTCAATGTCATTCAACCGCTGCCAGATTTCCCAAGCCATATAATCACTGTTTTCTCTTGTTTTATGGTCAATCATAAAAACCTCACCATAGGTCCGATTCCATATTCCTTAAAAAAGGTGTGGACGGCATACCTTTCTGCGTCAACGGCGTGGTTATTGAATTTAATAGGGTCATCCAATATCTTCTCGGTCTTGCGGTCCACTTTCCACGAATAAGACCGCTTTTCCTTAAGCAGATTGTCACTTCCCCGGACAATATGGACCTTAAACCGCTTGACCATATCAATTCCGTCTTTAATCGACTTATCGGCAGGTATTACATTGAAACCGGCATCACTTATTTCAGAAATCCGGTCAGGCTCGGCAGAATCACAGAAAACAAAGGAATTACGCTTATGTTCGGCAGGAATCACATCATTCATAGCCACAATCAGGTCCGAATTGGTCAAACCCGACTGATATATTTTCTCCTCTTCGAAAAGTTCCCCATCCTTAATCCCGACTTTAATCAACGCACTGGGATTGTTAAAACCAAAATCCAACCCATAGATAATCTCCTCGCAACCCAAAGGAAATCGGTCCACCACGTCCCAAGCCGAATAAATCACATGGTCCAACCGACCCCACTCCCCTAAACCGTAGATCCTAAAGTAATTGGGATTGTCCTTTTCCAAATCAGTCAACACTTTGATGTATTCCTCGCTGAGAAAGGGATTATCCTTATAATTAGAAACGATCTCCTTTAAATCCTCCGACCCATACTTTTCAATCAACCTTTCTTTCAACCAGTGATTCTCATCCTCAGGATTAAAAGCAATAAACAACTGATTGGGGACATAGCCTTTGGCAGCCCGGTGCATGGGTGCGGACATTCGAGTTCTCAAGATAATAAAATCCTCATAAGTGAACTCCGTCCCCTCCTCCATGAAAATGTCATTCCACTGGGTCGATTTAATCTTGCTGGGGTCATCCAAACAACCAAACTGCATTAAAGAATCCCCATAAGCAAAGCACATTTCCATCTTAGATTCCTTAACCCTATCGTACAGCCCCAAAGTAGTCAAATACCCGGTAAAGTCTCTCCAGGTACTTTTTCTCAGCGAAGGCAACGTCTTTCTAAGCATCAGTATCTGTCGTCCCGGCAAAGAAAAAAACCTCTCAGTTAAAAGCTGGATAATACTGTAACTTTTACTGGACCGGGCACCGCCACGATTCACCACCACCGGCACCTTAGATTCCTTATTAGCCATAAACACATCCGTAACGGCAATTCCGCCGCTATGCGTTTTCTTTGGCCGACCTTTTGGCCGCATTCTGCCCCCCCTTGGCAAGATTATACTTAAACGTAATCGGCTTCACTTCTACAGACAAATCGTTTTTCTCAATCCAGCCCCGGTCCCGACCTTTACACTTCAGATAGAACAGTATAGCCGGTAAGTTCTTAGAATCAATAAGCTCATGCAGTTTCCCCTCAACATAATCTATTTCCGTCTCGGTAATCTCACAAACAATATCCTTGAGTACCTTAGACTTCATAATGTACTTCTCTAAAGTCTTTTTAGCAATTCCCATAGCTTTAGCCGTACTGGAAACCGCCCCCTTATACCGCCGTAACTCGCCGGCAATCACTGACTGCTTGAATGATCCTATAATGGGGTCATCGGGAGTAGCCAAAGCACGGGCAAATTTACTGGTGGGGGCAATCCTTTTCAGTTTGGGACTGATTCTACCCAGTTTTCCCATCTATCCATCACTCCTTTAAAATAAAAATAAAACTACCTTCTTCCTTAACTTCTATCAGCAAAGTTAATCCTTGTCAATACTATTGATTTCTTTATTTATTTTCCATAATTATTAATTTTCTTAAAACAGGGGCAAAAAAAATTCCTGTATAGGCTATATAATACATTTAATATTATTAATTTAATGAAAATGGCAAAAAATAATTATGGTTCTGTAGGCAGTCAGGACAATGGTTATTATTTCTTATATTATTAATTTAATGAAAATGGCAAAAAATAATTGCAGTGTGTAGTACAGCGTCCCTGCCCTA